GGCAGAATGGATTTCCAAATGCGGCACGAACCAGTAATTTATGCTTTCAAGGATACTGCAAAGCACAAATTCTACGGTGACCGCAAGCAGACTACTGTATGGGAATTTGACAGGCCGAAAAAGTCAAAGCTACATCCTACAATGAAAACTCTTCCATTGATTGCATATCCGATTCGTATGTCATCACAGGAAAACGGAATCATTCTTGATCTTTTCGGCGGCAGCGGTTCTACACTCATTGCATCAGAACAGTCCAACAGAATCTGTTACACACAAGAACTTGATCCCAAATATGCATCAGCGATCATCAGAAGATACATTGCTGCTGTTGGTTCAGCTGATGGCGTGTATGTTCTGCGCAACGGAGTAAAGTACCCGTGTTCAGAAGTACATGAGTTTTCAGCAGACGAACTGAATATTCAAGACAGCAATGTGAATGACGCTCAGAGAGGACGTGAGTGATATCGGCAATGTGAATTACACATTTTCTGATGATGGTATAATTGGCTATGGTCATCTTTCCGATGGGACGATATTCATGTTTGATGCTGATTTATTCAGTAGAATAAAAGATATCAAATGGTATGTCTCTTATAAAAGCAGAAAAGGTAGGCAAATATATATCGTTGACTGCCATGGTCGACCGCTGCATCAAGTGCTTTTTAGTACAAGAAAAGGAATGGAGCTGGATCATATCAATCTTGATACATTGGATAATCGAAGATGCAATGTCCGTTTCTGTACACATCAGCAAAATCAAATAAATCAACCGCTTCAAAAAAATAACACATCGGGTGTAAGCGGAGTAAGTTATTATCCACCCAGAAAGAAATATCGTGCAAGAATCAAAATCAGTCAGCTGGATATTCATCTTGGATACTACGATACATTTCAAGAGGCAGTTCAGGCAAGAAATGTTGGTATGGAGTGTATGTTTGGCGAATATGGAAGATATAACAACGTTCCTGCCGCACCAATATGGATACGAAGTAAAGTTATAGAGAAATGTAAACGCTTTGCAGAATTATCAGTATGCAGGGCGTTTCTTTTATCATGCGATAAAGCAGGAAATAATCTGGAGGTGACTAATGAATAGATTGCTCACCCTTGGCAGCCTCTTTGACGGCAGCGGCGGTTTTCCGCTTGCCGGACTGCTGGCAGGCATTGTGCCTGTCTGGTCTTCTGAAATCGAACCGTTTGCCATTCGTGTGACAGAAAAACGACTGCCGCAGGTACAACACTTCGGCAATATCAGCGGTCTGCATGGTGCAAAGCTGCTGCCTGTGGACATCATCACCTTTGGCAGTCCATGCCAGGATATGAGCATCGCCGGAAAACGAACCGGTCTGAACGGCAGCCGTTCTTCGCTGTTTCACGAAGCAATCCGTATCATCCGAGAAATGAGGTGTGCAAGCAATGGTAAATACCCAAGATACATCGTCTGGGAAAACGTCCCCGGAGCATTTTCTTCCAACGGCGGAGAAGATTTCCGCTGTGTCCTCGAAGCCATCTGTTCGGTCAAAGACAGCAGCATTTCAATTCCTCGACCTGCGGGAAAATGGACAAAAGCCGGAGAGATTCTGGCAGAATCCTATTCCCTCGCATGGCGAGTTCTTGATGCACAATACTGGGGAGTGCCCCAGCGAAGAAAACGGATCTTTCTTGTCGCAGATTTTGACGGAGCAAGTGCCGGAAAAATACTATTTGAGTCCGAAGGCTTGTCAGGGTATTCTGCGGAGAGCCTCCGTGCGTGGCAAAGAACTGCCGGAAGTGCTGCGGACAGCTCTGGGACGGCAGGCTTGTGCTTGTGTGACCAGGGCGGAAAACGCATAGACATTCTGAAAGAACGCACTGCTACCCTTCGGGCAGAAGCCCATCATCCGCCTTGTGTACTGGAAAATCATCCTGCTGACAGCCGTCTTCAGATCTCTGAGAACGGAAAAGTACAGACACTGACTTCCAGATGCGGAACAGGCGGCGGAAATGTTCCGCTGTTGATGGATACGCCGAAAACACTGAAGATTCGCTGCGGAAAAGCCGGCGGTGGAAAAGGCAGTCTGATACAGGAAAACAAATCTGCTACGCTGTCCTGCAATAATGACCAGACGGTATTTCAGCCGAAAGCATACGGCATCAGTTCCTTTTCCAGCAATGCCATGCTTTCCGGTAATCCGCACAGCGGCATTTATGAGGCAGACACTGCCCGTACTTTGGACACCAGCGACCAGTCACCAGCAAAAAACCAAGGCGGTATTGCTGTGCTGGAAAGTTATGCTTTGCAGGGCTCAATGATCGGTCGGTCTGACCAAAACGGACCACAGGGCGGCGGTGTCAACAAAGAGGTCGCTTTCACTTTGAATGCTACCGACCATCATGCAGTGTATGCTGCTTCTACGGGAAATTTCAGCAGTGCATTTCGGGAAACGACCCCTACACTGCTGGCACGGGACCACAAAGACCCCAGTATCGTTTCCGGCGGTTATGCGGTTCGCAGACTGACACCGCAGGAATGTGCAAGACTGCAGGGATTTCCGGATCAATGGTGCAGTGACCTGGCATCGAAAAATCCCACAGAAGAAGAAATCGACCGATGGGCAGCTATTTTTGAAGAATACCGAAAAGCGGTAAAACCGGAGAGCCGTCCCAAAAGCCGAAAGATGGTACAGAAATGGCTGCAAGATCCATATCGTGATGCAGCAGAGTACCGCCTTTGGGGGAATGGCATCTGTCTGAATGTAGCTGTTTTTGTGCTTGCCGGAATCGTCTGGGCAGATTTGTGATCTGTTACAAATGACCGCCGAAACATTCTACACATCTCACAGTTGCTATCTGTGGGAAACAGAGTTAACATATGTACTGCCGAAAGGCAAATCACCGAAAATCGGGAGGAAAACATATGATAATTGAATTTCATCTTGCAGGAGAAAATCGAAAGAAACTGGCATGGGCGATAGCCACGATCATTGGAACAACGGCAGAATATCAGTATATGCCCACCTGTACTTACAAAATCGGGGAATGCTACACCGTTACCAAAGCAGGTGATCTGGAAATCAGTGACCAAGCCGACCATAAGGAAACAGAACGGCTTCTTGCCGAACTGGCAAATCAGGGCTATGCTGTTCCGGACACCACAGAACCGGAATCCACAAAATTGACGGTTCAGATGCCTGCGGACTTTTTCAATGAACATACGCTGGGTAATCTTCAGCAGATCTGCGAAAACAAAGCCACACTCTTCAAGGCGGCTTTTCAGACGGATACGCTCGACATGATTTCATCTGATGAAAAGGTGGAATTTCCATGGTTCAAAGTAGAGCAAGACGGTGATGCAGATGCCTACTGTACGTTCATCTCCATGCTCTGCGAATTTGCAAAGAATCAAGGACGCATCAACCGCAAGCCGGATACCTCCGACAATCCCAAGTACACCATGCGGTGTTTCTTGATTCGTCTGGGAATGGTGGGGGCAGAATTCAAGGCGGCAAGAAAGGTCATTCTTCGGCATCTGTCCGGCAATTCCGCATTCAGAAAGGTTGGTGATACTGATGCAGTTTCCGAGTAAGTCTTATCTGGAACAGCTGCGAAAAAAGTACCCTGTCGGAACGAAATTACAGCTGATTTCTATGCGAAATGAAAAATATCCGGTTCTTCCAGGAACAGTCGGCGAGGTCACACATATTGATGATGTGGGCAGCATTCATATGCGGTGGGAGAATGGTTCTTCCCTTGCTCTGATTCCCGAAATCGACAGTTTCCAGACCGTATCCGAGGCGAAAAAATAAGGCGAAACC